TTCATCCTGAACTGGTAATTGACCTCCGACATGAACGGAAGCTGGCGATAGTCCTAGACCGGAGTAAATACCAATAAGCTCCCAAGTCTCATCTACGTGAATGTGAGTTCCAAAGCCTGTAGTGTCCCAGACTGCGAATCGAGAGTTTACCAAAGACTTGTAAGCATCGAAGCCTGTTATCTGAATTAGGTTAGGCCCATCCGGGAAGTAAGTCACGTTAATAGTGTCGATGAATCCTTGGAATAAAATGCGGTCTAGCTCTTCATCCTCTAGGCGAATGCGGAACTTAGTATTAGCTCGAATGTTCTTGTTTTGGGTTGGATCTAGCGAATAACTTTGAAGAGTTAGGTTAGCCGTCGCTGGTTCTGGTTGGAAGTTTACGGAGTCTTGGAGTGATCCTCCCACAGAGATTTCGGCACTTGCTACGGAGCATTGAACCTCCTGCCACTTTAGACCGGAGCTAGGAGCGAGAACGTCATCCCCGCCTAGAAGTGATACTCCAAGAATGAACTCACCAAAGCCACCAAGAACGTCAGTTCCACCAAGCAAGCTAATTCCAAGAATAAAGGAGTTGCCTTCTTCGTCTGGAGTTAGGAACTCGACCTTTAGGTTTTGATCTATGACGTAGTTAGGAATCATTGGATTACTAGTTGCCTCTGATTAAATTCGTTCCAGATGCCCGGTTAGCCCGGTTGATTTGGTCTGCTATCTGCTGCGCTGTTAGGTTGCTGTTGTAGTTATTGATTACTACGTTAGAAGTTCTGTCAGCCTGCCTAATGTTTGTCTGTGTTGGAGGATTGATAGCCATGTTTTGCGCTGCTACGAATGCGTTATAGTCAGCTCCAAAGCTAGAAGCCAAGTCGAATGCTTTTTTGATGTCTAGGCTAATAAGAGCACCGATGATTCCGGCAACTCGACCTACCATAAAGAATAGCTGACCAAAGCCAGCGGTTAGCATCGTTACGAACTGCAGAACATCCTTGAATGAGATTTCACTTAGACCGAAGACTGCAAGCATCTTATTGAACTCGTCGGCTGTGGTCTTGAATGTAATTCCTAGATCAGCCCAAGCATCGCCTAGCTGTGTAGTTGGGTCGTTTAGTTCTTCAAAGAATGCCTGAATCTTTGGGACTGAATCAACCAGGTAAGTTGCAAAGTCGTTTAGGACTGGCATTAGGGCTACTCCAACGGACTCCTGAATCTCACCGAAGGCAACGTTCATTCTTTGGTATGGATCCAAGTTAGCTGCTGCGGTTGCAGCTCCAGCGAAGGTCTTTTCCAATTCAGCCATTGGATCCGTGGCTCCGCGTAGGGATGGAATAAGTTTGACCAAGGCCGTATCTGAACCAGCCAAGGACTTAGCCATAGCTTGGGTTACGGAGTCTAGGTCTTTACCAGTTGCAGCCGAAGCATCGAGGGCTACCTGGAGAAGCCTGTTAGATTGTGTAACGCTTCCGGTTGCGATGAATAGCTTCTGGTATGCAGGACGGAGAACGTCATCCGCTACTGCTGCTTCCAAAGACATCGCCCGGATAGAGTCTTCTGCTTCTTTGACTGTGAAGGCGGTTGCCTTGCCTGTGTTTTGCATGGCAATAGACAAAATCTCCATGGACTTAGCGTCCGCGATTGCTGCCTTACCAGCTTCTTCTAGTTCCCTTTTCAAGAAACCTAGAGAGAAGCCAACACCGATAACACCAAAGGCTTTGTTCATGGTGCTGGAGATTGATTGAGCGGTCTTGCTTAGACCAGTAAGCTGACCAGTTGCACCCTTGGTTGCAGCGGTTAGTTTGCTAAACTGCCCAAGAATCTCGACGTTTAGAGCTAGTGTTCCAGCCATTTACTTACCCTCTTTTACTAAAGTCTTTTATGAACGCCTGATACTCGCTCAATGTGAGAGCCTTGTATTCCGACGGTTGCATGTTCATCGCCCGGCAGAACTCCGCCATTCTTTTGGCAGATAGCTCTCTTATTCTTTTTTTGTTTCGTCACCCTGGATCATGCTTAGGGCTTCTTTGAGACTTAGCTTCTTAGCATCTTCCATTTTGTAGTTAGGGTTATTCCTTTTCTGAACTACCCAAACGAAGGCTGATAGGGCTTTACCTTTAGGCTTGCCGTCTCCGAACGCTTCGTCGATGCTGCTGTTTGTTAAGTTTTCAATTAGTTCTACTTCTTCAAGAGTTAGACTCTCAAAATCAAACTTGCTCATTCTGTGATCTCCTTATGGTTTTTTGTTTGAATACTTCTGGAATAGCTTTTCCATGTTATCAAAGAACAATGTGTAGACCTGTGTTCTAGTCCTACTCAAAGCGTTGCTAAAGAATGGTCTAGGTCTGATGTTCTTTGCCTGGAGATTGACTTTGTCGTAATTCCAGCCGAAATGAATCGGGTTAGCGTAGGGAACCTTTGTGTTGTTACCCGCGCTGACTACTACTTTTCTAGCTATCTTTTTAGCTTTGATAGTTGCCCGAAGTGCCCCGGTTCTTACCGGAACTAAGGATCGCGCCGTGTTGGCTACTAGCTCACCTGCTTGTTGAGATGCCGCTCCAATTTCAGCGGAGGGAACCCCAATAGCCCGGAGAGCTCGTATGGCCTCATTGAGACCAACGACCTTAATTCCAGATTCAGCCATGGTTAGGCTGCTGTTACGATCTCTACTCCGAAGTATTTGTTAGTTGCTGGGTCGTGAGGAGTGTTCTTCACGCGCAAGGTAACAGAGAACAGAGCTGTCTCGTTGCTGTTTAGGCTTAGAGGTGGAAGCTCGTTGAATACTGCAACACCTTCGTAGTGAGGAGTGTCAGCGGTTGGAGTAGCGTTTCCGTTTGGAGCGATTACGAATGCAACTTCGGTTCCATAGTTATCCCATAGAACGCGGTAAAGGCTGGTGTCTTCGCCAGAAGTAATTCCGTCTAGCTGTAGAGCCCATTCTCCACCAACGCGAACTTCGCAGAAGGTCTGAACATCGCCAGGTGCGTCACCTAGAGTTAGCTCAACCATGTTTGCGTCGCAAGCGTAGTTGTGCTTTGATTCTGGTTGAAGCGGCCATGGTGGCTACCTTTCTAAAGTGTGATGTCTAGCTGAACGTATAAGTTCGCTGCTAGATACTCGGCGTTATTTGTTTGTAGATTGTAGGGCTGGTTTACCGAAGTTATCCGAACGTATTTCAACGGTTCGATAGCGTTCAGAACATCCTCGATTAGCTGATCTAGGTTTTCCGTTGCCTTCTTGTTAGTTGCGGTAGAAGCTACCAAAACCAATTCAAGTCCTAGACTCCATTCACCGAACTGTGCGGTCTGCAAGTAAGGCTGCGCGGAGTTGATGATGACGATTGGAGGGGTTATTCGCTCCGGGATGTATTCCAGAACATTCAACCCTGCGTCCGCTAATTCGAGTTTGAACTCGACCTTAGTGGCGTTGATCTCGCTCATACTGCATAGCCTACGTATCTTTGAAGCAACGGATAGACCGCGTTCATAGGATCCTTGGCAACTCGGATGGGAGCACCATCGAAGCTAGCGAATTGAGCAACTCCGTTAGGAGCGGAACGACGGTGGAAGAGCTCCGAGCTTGTTATTAGGACAGCCTGATCGTGCAACGATACCGGAACGGTAGTTACTGCACCAACATACTTAGTCACTAAAGCAAGTCCAGCGGTGAGACATTCTTGGGGGAATGTAGTCTCATCCGTCCCGACATAAGCCTGGAACTCTTCCAACGTCACAGCCATTTATAGACCTATTACGCTACTACGTCTAGCTCAACGATTGCAGCTGGGAATGGCACGGTGATTGCCATGTAGCCGTAAACGGAGATGCTGTCGGTAAGGGTAGTGATGTCATCGGCAGACAAGCGAACTGGAGCACCTGGAGACTCTAGAGTCTGTAGAGCGCGTGAGTTAGCAACGTATGCCTTTGTAGCGGTCATAGCTGGGTCTACGATGATTGGTAGTCCCATTAGCTGACCGGATAGTCCAGGAACGTTAGCTGAACCGATGTTGTTCACACCAGCTCCGTTTACTAGGACTACTGGACGTCCATCTTCACCCTGAACCGATAGAAGGAACTTGTAAGCGGTTGTTCCAACAACGATTGCCTCTGGACGTAGTCCGGAGTTCTTGAAGATGTAGGTAGAAGCGTCGGTTAGACCAGCGATTAGAGCTGCAGAAGTTCCTGCAGATACATCGAAGACCTTGCCTGTGTAGCTTAGACCCTGAACCTTGGTGATCAAGGCTGCGTTGGTTGCGTTTGCGTAAGCAATAGATAGAGCCTGTAGAGCTGTGTCTAGGTAGTTTACGGATGAACGCTCAATGGTCTGCTTAGACATCGAAGTGTAGCCTCCGTAAGTGATTACGTTAGCTGATACTGAATCGATGGTTAGGTTTCCGAATGCTAGCTCTTCGTTCTCTGGATCCTGAACGCCTACTGCGATTGTGTTTGCAGATACCTGTGCGAACTCAACGGTTAGACCTGCAGCTGGAAGTGCAGCGCGAGAGAATACCGATAGAGCTGGACGGTTGGTGTCGATTAGGTTGTTGATGAATCCCAAGAATCCTGGGAGTGCAACGGTGTCTGCAGAAGTAGAAGCTGCGCGGGCTAGAGCCTTTGCGTCTTCGTCTCCGGTTAGAAGACCCTTTGCGTATTCGCCTTGTGAGCGGAACTTGTGTGATGCTGGTGCTGCGATTTCAACGGTCTGACCTGCTTCGATAACTCGGCGCAATTCTGCAACCTCGTCCTGAACGGTGCGAACGTCAAGTTCAATGTTTTCCATTGTTTCACTTTCTGTTTCATTAGGAGTCTCTGCATCCTCTTCGACCTCTGAGATCTCTGATTCGCTACGGACTTCGGTTATTTTTGCGCCTTCAAAGGCTGGGAAGGGAACTACTGAAACCTCTTTGAGATCCACTAGCTCCCTAACTATCGTTTGGCCTTCCTTCCGGTCTTTGACCGGGAAGAATCCAACCGAGAATCGATTTAGGACGCCGTCCTGTAGTAATGTGTAAACTTCGTTTCCGCGAACTGTGTCGCTGATTCTAGCCACGATCTCGAAGCCTTCTTCGGTGTCGCGTCCTTCTAGAACTTTACCAATTGGCTCTTCGTGACCATAGAATAACTTCACGTCTTCTACTGTCTTGATTGCTCCAGCTTCAAAGCGTTCCTTCGTGTTGCCAGTTAGGTCAATCTCCTGACCGTAAGGAACTGCAAGACCCACGATGGTTCTTTCCTCGGTGTCAGATAGGCGAACCTGAAACTCGCGTGTAATCATTTCAGACATCTAGTCCTTCTTTCGTTCTGACCTCTTCGGCGGTTAGGATACCTGCAGCGATTGCGGTCTGGTAGTAGTTGTAACGTGCTGCGACATCGGTGTAAGCCATAAGTGTGTGACGGAAGAAGACCTGGTTCTCATCCTGCAAGTTGGTGTAAGTGTCTGATGATCCCGGAACGGATGTAATTAGCAACCTTGGAGGGATACCGAATAGCCTGGCGATTGCCTGAGTCTGCTGATCCTGAACTTCGGTGAAGAGTGCGTCTCTAGGTGAGAGAGCTATCTGCTGGTAATCAAAACCGTTAGCCAAAACTGCAACTTGACGGTTCTGTTGCTTATTGTGCCAGTTGTTAGTAACTTCATCGGCTTCGGCCTTGTTCAACATCTGGTTAGTCTTTAGGACTCCGGTTGGAACCCCTGCAGCGGTGAACCAGTTCAAAGCGTAGTCGCGTAGATCTAGGGCTGCGCTTATGTCTTTGTAGCAAGAAGCAATAGGTGATATTCCAATTAAGTTACCGGACTGGCTGAATACTCTTAGGTGCTCGATTTCGCGCTTTGTGTAACGCTTACCCATGTAGTCGTAAACAATTGTGGAGTAATCAATTGTGCCGTCTACCAATCTTGGGTAAGAAGGCATAACCGAAGCTGCCGGAAGAATGGTTAGGTTGTTTACCTGGCCGTTAGAAGAGTATTGCTTATACCAGTAAGCGTTGCCCTGGAGAGCTAGATCTACGACAGTTTGGAATAGGAAGTCCCTGCGGTTCTGATCTAGTGAAGGGTTGTTTACTAGAACCGGGTTCTCAACCTTTAGTTCGACTCCGGTAGCGAATCGGTAAGTGTTGATGGTCATCTTGCTAATCGGAGTTCCGATGATTTGAATAGCGCGATAGACAGCGGTAAGACTTAGAGCCGAGTTAGGTGTAACCATGCTCGGTTGTCTGGTTGGGATAGTTGGCTGAACGGCGCGAACCTCTGGCTTGCGTCCTAGTAGCCTGTCAAGAATAGATGCCATTTGGAGTCAAGGATACCACAGACCACCGACTAGAAGACTCCTATTGTTGCGTGTGGTGCGCGTGAAGAAACGTAAAGTGCGAAGACCGTTGCCATTACTGCGTCGATGTCTCCGAGTGATTCTTTACGACTTATGAACCAACTCTCTCCGGAGTATTTAGCGACCCCGTTAGGCATTTGAGCAACCAGGAGGGGATCGCTGTTATGCCTAACGGAGCCAGTGCTAAACATAGCAAAGACAGTAGAGCATGCTGACGAGACTTCTTTAGCCCATAGTGTCCAGACCGGTAAGCCAGAGTTTTTTAGTCTCTTAGCTAAACCAGGTAACTGACGATCATCCAGCACTATCGC